AAATATTTTGAAGATAACTTTGAGATGGTTGATTTAGAAGGTGGAGCATGGACAATCCAAGTACCTAGGAGGAAGACATGAAATTAACACAAAAGATTATTGACGATCTAGAAAAGGCATTGGCACATACTAAGAAGGATGGTACAGAGAATTGGAAAGATGGTGATGAAGTTGAAGTATGTCTTGCTGGAACATTTGCAAATGATAAGTTTATTAGTATATTAAATAGAACGAAGAACCCTGTTGTTTCGGCAGCACCCCACCCAAATTTCGATTATGAAAGAGGAACTTTTAAAGATGATAAAGGAGAAGTGTTACCGTAAAGGTGACTACACTCTTTCGTCAGGTAAGAAGTCTGAGCATTATGTCAATTGTAAACCTGTCACATTAACAGGGCGTGGATTGACTCTTGCTGCTATGATGTTACTTGAACATGTGGAAACTCCCTTAGTGGCAGGTTTAACTCTTGGTGCTGATCCTTTAGTGTCAGGTGTGGCAGTTTGTTCTGCTTTAGATATGAGACTTGTAGATGCATTAATTGTTCGTAAGGAACCTAAAGGTCATGGTACAGCAGCATGGATTGAAGGACCAGAATATCCAAAAGGTACAAAGGTCACTGTTCTCGAAGATGTTACAACCACTGGTGGGTCTGCTATCAAAGCGGTTGACAAATTACGAGATGCAGGTTATGTCGTTGAGCGTGTTGTTACGATTGTAGATCGTCAAGAAGGTGCTATTGAAGCAATGAAAGATGCAGATCTTGAACTTCGTCGTTTATTCACAATCGATGATTTAGTATGAAAGTAGGAGTTGTTACAGACCAACATTTTGGTATGAGGAAGGGTAGTCGAATCTTCCATGAATATTTTCAGAAGTTTTATGAAGACATCTTTTTCCCCACTTTGGAAAGGGAGGGCATCACAACCCTCATCGATATGGGAGATACCTTTGATAATCGTAGGTCGATTGATCTATGGTCTTTGGAATGGGCTAAGAAGAATTACTTCGACCGTCTCCGTGATATGGGGGTTACTGTCTACACTATTGTGGGTAACCATACTGCCTATTATAAAAATAGTAACTCAATTAATACAATTGATTTACTATTACGAGAGTATTCTAATATGGTTCTTATTAGAGACTATGCAGAATATACAATTGGCGACACAAAATGTCTTTTCTTAGGTTGGATGAATGAAGAAAATAGACCTAAGATAAAACGAAAAATTAAATCATGTAAATCTAAGATATGCTTTGGACATTTAGAACTTAATGGGTATCAGGTTTATAAAGGATTTACTCAGAGTAATGGTGCTAGTGGAGATTCAGATATATTTAATAAGTTTGAGAGAGTATATACTGGACACTATCATACTAGATCTAATGATGGTAAAGTATATTACTTAGGTAATCCATATGAGATGTTCTGGAATGACTGTGAGGATAAGCGTGGGTTTACTATCTGGGATAGTGATACCTTTGAGCATACTCCTGTAGATAATACACATAGGATGTTTTATAAGATCTATTATAATGATACTCCTTATCAGACATTTAATGCTACTGAACTTAAGGGTAAGATAGTAAAGATTATTGTAGAAAAGAAATCTAAACCAAAACAGTTTGAGAAATTTATTGATAAAATAAATCAGGCAGGGGTAGAGGATTTAAAAGTTATTGAAAACTTAGATTGGAATCATGGGTATATCATGGGTGAAGATATAGATGAGAAAGAAGAGAACACTATTAGTTTGTTAAATAGATTTGTAGAAGAATCGGAGATTGATCTTGACAAAGATAGGATTAAAAAACTTATTGGAGGTTTATACTCGAAGGCATGTGAGGTGGAGTGATGTGGCTTCTAACTGAAGAAGGTAAGCGTGAAGGTGCTTATGCTATAAAAGATATTGCTGGTGAGAAGGTTTTGATTTTATTTGAACAAGAAGATGATGCAGAAAGATATGTGATGCACTTGGAGGACACTGATAAAGCTGTGATGGAAGTTGTTGAAGTTGACGAAGAGGTTGCAATAAAGGCGTGTGAGATGTATAATTATAAGTACTCTATTATTACCTCGAACGATTTCGTGATTCCACCAAAGCAAGATGATACTGTTCAAAAAAATTAGATGGAAGAATTTTCTGTCTACAGGTGATAGATGGACTGATATGTGTTTGGATGCTACTGGAACCACTCTTATAGTGGGATCCAATGGTGCTGGCAAATCCACAGTGTTAGATGCACTGTGTTTTGTGCTGTTTAATAAACCATATAGAAAGATTAATAAATCTCAGTTGGTCAATACTTCTAATGAGAAGGGAACTGTTGTAGAGATAGAGTTTTCTATTGGAAAAAAGAATTATCTAGTTCGTCGTGGTATCAAACCAAATATGTTTGATATTGAGATCAATGGGCAGATGCGTAATAAGGAAGCAGATGATAGGATTAATCAAAAGATATTAGAAGATCAGATACTTAAGTTAAATTTTAAATCATTTACTCAAATTGTAATACTGGGTAGTAGTAACTTTGTACCTTTCATGCAATTGAGTGCTCCTAATCGTAGAGAGGTGATTGAAGATCTACTTGACATTAAAGTATTCTCTGCTATGAATGGTCTTGTAAAAGAGAAACTTAGGGAGAATAGGGAGACTGTAAGAACTCTGGAATTGAAAAAGAGTAACCTTCATGATAAGGTTAAAATGCAAGAAGAATTTATAGAAGAATTGGATAAGAGAGGTAAAGAAACTATTATTGAAAAAGAAAAAAAAGTTAATACAATTTCATTAGATATTGATAAATTATTAAAGAAAAATGAATTATTAAACAATAATTTAGTCACGAGTCAAAGACATTTAGAAAGTGTAATAGATGCTCCAGAACGCTTGCAAAAACTAGGTTCTTTAAAGAGTAAGATATCTAATAAAGTATCAAGAATTACAAAAGAACATAAGTTTTTCACAGACAATACGGTGTGTCCTACATGCAGTCAAGATATAGAAGAATCGTTTCGTGTAAATAGAATTGATGACGCTCAAAATAGAGCAAAGGAACTCAGAGAAGGCTTTAAAAAGCTTGAGGAGTCGATAAACGAAGAAACGGATAGAGAGCGTCACTTCACCACACTCACTAAGGAGATTTCTACCTTAACATATGACATTTCTCAAAACAGTACTCGGATTTCTGGACTACAACAGCAAACAGGAGATCTACAACAAGAGATTCAAACTCTTGCCAACAAGCTACAAAACAGAAATACTGAGCATGAGGAATTAGAAAAGTTTAAGGGAGGACTAAGTATTGTATTTGATCAACTTACATCAGAAAGACAGGAGATAAACTATAACGAATTCGCTTACTCACTTCTGAAAGATGGAGGAGTAAAAGGAAGGATAATTAAAAAGTATCTCCCTCTTATTAATGAGCAGGTTAATCGTTACTTACAGATGATGGATTTTTATATTAATTTCCATTTAGATGAAGAGTTTAACGAAACCATTCAGAATCCAATACACGATAAGTTCTCCTATTCATCTTTCTCGGAGGGTGAGAAAATGCGTATCGACCTAGCTCTTCTCTTCACATGGAGAGAGGTAGCTAGGTTTAAAAATTCTGCGAATACTAATCTTCTTATTATGGATGAGGTTTTTGATTCATCATTAGATGGTGTTGGTAACGATGATTTCATTAAGATTATTAAATATGTTGTTCAAGATGCTAATGTCTTTGTAATATCTCATAAGGCAGATATGCTTGATAAGTTTTCTACTGTAATAGAATTTGTTAAGAAGGCAGGATTTTCATACACTAATAAAAATTCTGGGGATTGATTATGTACATAGTTAAGAATGTTTTAGGTGATAAAGATATTAATATGCTTTATAATCATGCTATTAAAGAATGTACTTGGAACATTGGTACTTCTTATGCTGAAGTTACTAATCCAAAACTAGAGTATCCTACTCATTTGGTATTTGATTCTCGTGGTATGCACAATCCATTCTTAGCAGGATACTTTCTCAGTACATTATCTGTTATTAGAAAAAGAATAGAAGATGAGCATGGGTTCTCTATACCTACTGAAAAGATATCTACTATAGGATGTAATGCTCAACGCAAAGGAAACATCTCACAGTTTCATGAAGATGCTGATGATAATGGAGCACATAGTTGGAGCATAGTTGGATTCTTAACTCCACAATGGGATCCTAGTTGGGGTGGAGATTTGCAGATAGAAGATAAGACTGTTACTTATCAACCAGGTGACTTCGTAGTTTATAGATCCAATCTATTGCATGATGCTTTGCCTATTAAAGTTGATACTCCTTTTTGGAGGGTTACTGTTGCATGTCTACTAAGGTGACAGATATTAAAGTGTCCACTATTGAGTGATTGGTCTGTTGATAGTTTGTATAATAGATCTGTAATCAAAAAAAATTATGAAAGGCGTTCAACTATCACAAACCATTGACTATCTTTCAATGGAGGATGAGCAAGGACCAGTAGGTGTTATGATTTTTCGTGGCACAGATCGATATCCTTCTAGGGTTGCTTCTATAGAAGATCAGGATGAATTCAGATCTGTTTACGATGAGTTTAAAACCTATGAGGATTATGCGTGACAAATTCATGGAGTTTGCTTCATCACACAATCAACGGAACACTAGACGAGGAATTTCCAATTATGTATGGACCAGAAGATGAAAGAAACTATGTGGCAGGACTTAGCACAGAGTCTCACGCAAAGTGGGCTGAGTTCGACTACAACGATGCGGAAGTCACGATTGACACCTCGAACTACGACTGCTTCAAAGGGGACTACGCAAAGAAGGAGGAAGCGGAAATCGAAAAACCGCCCGTCCATTACAAATATAATGAAGACAAAATCTTAGAAAGAACTAAGGACTACATTGGGAGAACATATAGTTCTCACTATGCTTACAATGATAGGGTACAAACCCTAGATCTCATTGAAGCAGTCGGGGATGCATCTGCATTTTGTCGTAGTAACATACTTAAGTATGCATCACGGTATGATAAGAAGGGTACTACTCGGCTTGACATTGAGAAGATTATACACTATGCTGTACTTCTATACCACTTTGAAGGATTAGACAAGGACTCTACTAATGG